GCTTGATCTTCCGTGCAATTGCTCGTGGTGCTCGTGCAGCATCCCCAGTAAGTGCTACTAACTTCGTAGAGCCCGGTGGTACACAGATCCGTGTTGGTTCTTCTACCAACGAATCTGATGCTTTCTCCTCTACCGCATTGGTTGCTGCTTTCTATGACGCAGCCGCTGCAATGGACGAAAAGGGAATCTCTAGCGATGGCCGCTGTGCTGTCCTGAACCCCCGTCAGTACTACGAATTGATCCAAGCTGTTGGTTCCAATGGTCTTGTAAACCGTGACGCTCAGGGCACTGCTCTGCAAGGCGGCAACGGCATCATCGAGATTGCTGGTATCCACATCTACAAGTCAATGAACATCCCGTTCCTTGGCAAGTACGGCACCAAGTTTGGCGGTACTACTGGCCAAACCTCTCCTGGCAATACCGGTGACTTCATCGGTCCTGCCCTGGAAGATGCTTCTACCGCACAAGGTGGTATCAACAATGACTACGGCACAGCTTCCGAATTCGGTGCAGTGTCTGCTGGTCTTATCTTCCAACGTGAAGCAGCCGCTTGTGTCGAAGCAATCGGTCCTCAAGTCCAAGTCACCAGTGGTGATGTCTCCGTGATTTATCAGGGTGACGTTATCCTTGGTCGCTTGGCTATGGGTGCAGATTACCTGAACCCTGCTGCAGCTGTTGAGCTGTATGTAGGTGCAACAGCACCATCTGCATTCTGATTTAAATACTCATTTGGGGTCTCTTCGGAGGCCCTTTTTTTTAACCTTAAAATAATATGGCTTTTCCAACCACTAATGCACAGCGAGAGCTGCCAGCTGTAAATCAAATTCTACAGTCATGTGGTCAAGCGCCTGTGACAACCCTAGATCAAACCAACCCGGACGTTGCGATTGCCTATCAGACTTTATTAGAAGTCTCACGGGAAGTACAGGCGGAAGGATGGTCATTCAATAAGGAGTATCACTACGACATGACTCCTGACACTAATGATGAAATACCGATTCCAAACAACATCTTACAAATTGATGCATCAAAAAATGCAGCCAATGCACAGATTGATGTTATCAGACGGAGCGGTAAACTATATGATAAAGCAAACCACACATATACATTCACAAAGAAGGTATCTTGTGATATCACATGGTTGTTTGACTGGGTAGATATCCCAACACCTATTGCTGATTTTATTACTAGTAAAGCAGCTACAACAGTATCAAGCAGGATTGTTGGTGATAGCAATCAATACCAAATGCTTCAAGAGAAGGAGAACTTCAATAGAGCTATGGCTATGGAATATGAATGCAATCAAGGTGATTACACATTCTTTGGACATCCTGGTGAAACAAACACATACAACAGTTACAAACCGTACAACGCTATTTACCGATAAATGCCCTCAGTAACTCAACGGATCTCCAGCTATCTAGGTGGAGTATCAAAACAATCAGACAACAAAATGCTACCCGGACAGGTCCGTGAGTGTTACAACGGATTTCCTGATGCAACATATGGACTTACTAAGAGGCCAGGTTTTAAGCATATAACAAACTTAGGAACTGGCACTACATATGATGACGCAGAGTGGTTCTACATTAATAGAGATAATGATGAGATCTACATTGGTTGTATTAAAGATACAAACATATACGTATGGAATGCTTTAACGGGTGTAGCCTGTACAGTCACATATGGAAGTGGAGCCCAAGCATACTTATCAGGGACAAAACTAAATTACAAATTACTTACGGTACAAGATACTACAATTGTAATTAACAATAGCGTAACCGTAGCAGCACAACCAACACCTGCTGTTACTCCAAACGTAAAAGCAACTATAGTTTTAGAAAGCACTGTACCAGACGCAAAGTATTACGTAAAGATTCAAGGTGTAGAATTTAGTGTAACAGCACATGATGCAGATTACACATTTGACGACGTACTAACAGACAAGTCAGGACATAATATAAAAGATGCTATAACAGCTGGTATTACAGCACAACAGAGTGCAAGCAATGCAAACTTTAATGGTACATGGACGGTTACAAGAAATGGTAATTCAAGTCTTGACGTAACTCGTGTCGTTAGTGGAACACCCACTGCTTTTACATTGGAAGTAAGAGGTGGAAAGTCAAACAGCGGACTAAGTGCATTTCAAGATGAAACAACAAGTGTAGCATTATTGCCACAAGAAAGCTTCCATAATCATTTCGTGAAAATTGTAAATACAATTACATCAGACGATGATTATTACGTAAAATTCATAGCAGATAATGCTGTAAGTGGACGTGGCTATTGGCTGGAAACAGTAAGCCAAACAGTATCACCTGGCATTGAAAAATCAACAATGCCCCACGAACTGATTAACACAGCAACAAACACATTTGTTTTGCAGCAGATAGACTATGAAGATAGACAAGTTGGTGATGAGATAAGCAATAGCGATCCAACCTTTGTAGGGCAGAAAATAGCTGGCGGTTTCTTTCATAACAATCGTCTAGGTTTTCTATCAAAAGATAATGTCTGTATGAGCCGCTCAGGTGATTACTATAATTTCTTCTTTGAAACTGCACAAACCACATTAGATTCAGATCCAATTGATATCAGCTGTTCATCAGTAATTCCAACGAATTTATATTCAGTACTGCCTACTGCACAGGGTGTAATTTTATTTTCAGCAAGACAGCAGTTTATTCTGTTTTCGGATACTGGTGTATTAACTCCCGCATTAGCGACTATTAGAAATATCTCAAGTTATGAGATGGATAGTGATGTAGTGCCAGTAGATGTAGGGAACAGCATTAACTTCCTTACTAAGACGCCTGGATATTCAAGGATATTTAGTATGGTAACTAAGGGGCAACAACAGAACCCTCAAGTACTTGACTTATCACGAGTAGTAAAGGAATGGATTTCACCTGACATTGATCATCTAATAGCTAGTCCGCAGAACTCAATGATTGCATTATCAAGCCAATCAGAAAGGGAAGTTTATGTCTTTAGATATTACAGTGATGGCGAAAAGAATTTAATGGAAGCATGGACAAGTTGGATCATGCCAGGAAATGTTCAATATATGAATATTGATTCTGATGATATGTATTCAGTTACCAAGCAAGGTAATCAAGTTGTACTACTGAAGGCTGCACTTAGCCAAAGCCCTGAACAATCCATCATTGTAAACAATAAGGGACAAAAAGTAAACCCTTGTATGGATTTATACGCAACAGCTTCTAGCGTTGTATATGACACAACAAATGATTTATCAAAGTGCTATTTACCTTATAATGATGTATCAGAACTTACACCTGTTTTAATTATTAAAGGCAATACAAGCACAGGTTCCTTTGTTGAGTCTGGTTTTACAATTACGCCAGAAAGAGATAGCGATGGAACAGGAGACTATTTCATTGTGCCACAAAAAGACCTAACTAGCATTGCAAGTGATGTAATTGTGGGCTTTAAATATAACTTTGACGTAGAGCTTCCAACTACATACTTTAGACCTGACGAAAAACTTACAGACTTTACGGCAAGCCTTGCTATTGCACGAATGAAGTTTTCTGTAGGGTTGTCTGGAAACATGAGTTTCAAAGTAAAACAACGCGGAAGGATCCCTTACGAAATCAGTTTTACTGGTGATGGAACCACAACTACATTTCCATTTAATAAAAAAGACCTGGATTATGAGGATAGGTCTGATATTAAAATCACAATAAATGGTGTTGCAACTACAGCATTTAGTTTTAGCGACTCGACAACAATTGTCTTTACCACTGCTCCAGCGCTTGACGCAGTTATCAAGATGTATATCGAAGAATGGTTTCTCGTAAGCCCTGTTATTCAAGCTAACAACTATTTGGCAAATGATGTACCACTAGACAATGAGACAGTATTTACTGTACCTATACATCAACGTACAGAAAACTTTAAAGTAAGGATGTTCAACAATTCACCATTCCCTGTTGCTGTAAACGCAATGATGTGGGAAGGAAACTATGCACCACGATTCTATAGGAGGAAGTAATGTTTGGTTTATTTGGAGCAGGGGACAGAAACAATGACAAGCGAAAAGAGGAGATTGCAGCGTGGAAGGCGTATAAGAAAGAATACAACGCGGCTGAAGACTTAAGAATTGAACAGTATGAAAGTGAAAAAGAAAGATATGAAGCTGGTGTTGCACAAAACGAAAAGCAAACCAGGTTAAACGAAAAAAGTATTCTGCAACAGTATGATTACGCAGTTGATAGGCAGAATTATGAATTTGATAGAGCAAATGAAGCATACGGTCGTTCACTAGATCAAGCAGAAGCACAAGTATCCTTTAACGCAATAGCAGAAAATGCAGCATTAATGGAGCAACAGGTAAAGAGGAAAGACGATCTTCTTTCTGTAATGTTTGATGAGGGAGATACATTTTTAGAATATGGCTTTGCAACTACTGGCTTAAAGATAGACAAGCAAAACAAATTAAATGAAGCTGGTTTTACTGGGGCAAGGATTGATACAAAGTATGCAGGTGATATAGGAGCTTTTGAAATTGAACGCCGTAAGCTGCGTAGCGACAGCCAGGTAGAAACACAGAAGATGGTCATTGAGGGCATGAAAGCTGCTGGTCAGATCCGCTCTCGTGGTAATGCTGGAAGGTCTTCAACAAAAGCTGTATTAGGCGTTATGGCTGAATCAGGAGCTATGAGAGCTGCTATCGCAAACGGCTTGATGTATGCCGAACAAGGTGTAGATCTAGGAATTGCTCAGCTAAAAGATATGTTGATCTTGGAT